TATGCTAAGATTGGTTCAAGCGGTGACTATGCTCAGATTGGTTCAAGCGGTTGCTCTGCTAAGATTGGTTCAAGCGGTTGCTCTGCTAAGATTGGTTCAAGCGGTGACTATGCTCAGATTGGTTCAAGCGGTGACTCTGCTAAGATTGGTTCAGGCGGTTACTCTGCTAAGATTGGTTCAAGCGGTTGCTCTGCTCAGATTGGTTCAAGCGGTGACTATGCTCAGATTGGTTCAAGCGGTGACTCTGCTCAGATTGGTTCAAGCGGTGACTATGCTCAGATTTACAGCACAGGAGAAGACTCCGTTGTTATGTGCGCTGGAAAAGAATCTAAAGCAAAAGCAAAGGTTGGATCATGGATAACGCTTACAGAATGGGAATGGAATGACGATAAAAAACGGAGAGTACCATTATGTGTCAAAACAGAGTACGTTGACGGAAATAATATCAAGGCTGATACTTGGTATCAACTCCAAAACGGAGAATTCGTTGAAGTAACAGTGTAACTAACCACCCTCTCCTTGGTGACAGCAGGGAGAGGGTAAAAAGAAGAGAATATGGCAGAGATTATTTACTTTGGAACAAATGGGTGTCCCGGACATTATCCAATTGGCATTGACAAAACACTGACAAATGCAGAATATAAGATGTGGTGCGAGTGTGATAATGAAACTTGGATAAATAATATTCGAAAGAATCCTGGTCGCCACATTATTAAACATCACGGAGAGTTTTATACAAATTATGGTGTTCCGTTCTCTGTAGATGAAGTCAGAGTTGGTGATCATACCGAACTTTTTTGGAAAGGCATTCATACGGAAGAAGAAATTATCAACTTGATAAAGAATAATCCGTTTTTATCAAAGCAGTTTAAACTAAATGAAGATATATTTAAACCATAGTAACAACTGGAGGATTGATCATGACAAAGCAAGAAGCGGAAAGGAATATAGGAAAATGGCGGGAAATCACCAGACATTTTATAGATAAAAAGGTCAAATTAAATGTAAGACGAGAAGAATTACTTCAAGAAATGAAGCAGCTTCAAGAAGACTATATTAAAGCCTTGCCTGTTAAAATCGGAGATAAGATTATGGATGAAGATGGGCGTGTAGGTTGGCTTTCCAGAATAGTTCCCTATTATTCACCATCGGAAAGGTTTATGAGGGCAACATTGAGATTGACCCTTTTCTTCTATATGGAGAAAAAAGATGGTACTCGTGACAATCGTGAGGTTTATGTCCATGGCCTCCCAATCAAACTATAACTGATATGACAAAAGAAGAAGCTAAAGAATTTTATCCTATTCTGCAAGCTTATGCAGATGGAAAGGCAATTGAGTGTAGGACAAAACCAGGCACTATAAGCACCAGTATTCCGAATGAATGGACCGAAATGAAAGAAATTGGTTTTTGGAATGGTATTGAGTATCGAATCAAGCCAGAGCAAAAGTATCGCCCATTCAAGGACGCAGAAGAGTGTTGGCAGGAAATGCTGATGCATCAACCTTTTGGGTGGGTGAAGGATAAGAAAGATGGACATCATGCTTTAATTACAGCAGTAGATGATGATACGTGTGGAATGTCATTGAATGGAAATGCCGCATGGTCTTTATCTGGAATTATGGATTTATTCACCTTTGCTGACGGAGTTCCATTTGGTATAAAAGTAGAATAGTATGGCGTATTGTTTTTGCGATTTTTGTGATTACAAGGATAAGTGTAAGTTCTATCGAAAGGTAGTTGCTTGTCCTTATATTAAGAAGGAGGAGAAATAGTTATGGATAATAAAGTTAAAGAAGCTTTGGGTAGCGCAAGCTATCTTACTTATCATTGGAGGCAGTACTCTTTTGAGCAACTTGAAAAAGAAATGGTCAGAGTGTGTGGCCTGTGCGATAAAGCATTAGGTCGTTTCAAAGATGATAGCATTACAGACTTCGAGCGAGGCCAGTGGTCGGTCATTCAGAACGTTATTGGCTATGTCGAAAACTATAGCTTGGCAGCAGAACTTTGCCGAGAAGCTGGTATCGGTTACAAGAAGATAAAGGCTCTACAGAAGGATTGTGGTTATAGCTACAAGGAAGAAGTTAATGACTTCCTAAAGGAAAGTCGTAATTGTGGAACTGATTTAAAATTGGAGGATTAGTTATGTCTTGGTTAGCAGTAGATAAAGGTGGCTGTGAACATATTTTTGTAGAAAAACCTTGCAGAAATGAAAGTAATACATTATGGATTTGCTCTGTCGTATATTTATATGGGCATAGGTACGCAAATACCGGATGCTGTTACCTTCCTAAAGGAAGTATTAAGAAGCTCATCGGAAGAGAATTGTCTTGGGAGGATGAGCCTGTAGAACTTAAAGAAGAATAGCGTATGAAAACGAAAAAGGTTCTTACCCTTGTTGTCAGCAAACAATGGTTCAACATGATTGTGGCTGGCGAAAAGACCGAGGAATATCGGATAATTAAAGACTTTTGGATGAGTCGCCTTCTCCTTATCAAGGATGAGGAATCCAAAGATTTCGATAAGTACGTTAAACTTCATATCGGTAAGACATTTGAGATGCTTATAGACATCGATACTATCAAGGAGAAACTGAATGATGGTACAATGAAGTTCGTACCATTCACTCACGTTCTCTTCAAGAACGGCTACTATGACGATAGCCCAAAGGTAGAAAAGGAGATTGAAAGCATCATCATCGGCAAGCCTAAGAGGGGTATGTGTCCCGATAAGTGGCTTGATAAGGAATTTTTTGTCATTAAATTCGAGTAGCGTATGAAAAGAAATATCTATTATAAGTCGGCCTGTAATATGGAAGAGTTGGCAGATGAAAGCATCAATATTGTAGTAACATCGCCTCCATATCCGATGGTTGAAATGTGGGACGATATATTTGCAATGCAAAATAAAGCCATTGCGTGCAACCTTGCAGATAATCCATCAGTATCTTTCGATTTAATGCACGGAATACTCAACAATATATGGAGGGAGTGTTACAGGGTTCTTTCAGAAGGAGGTTTCCTTTGTATCAATATAGGAGATGCTACAAGAACTATCAATGGAAACTTCCAGCTGTTCAATAACCATGCGAAAATATCGCTATATTGCAGAGGTCTTGGTTTTACGGAACTTCCATGCGTCATTTGGAGAAAACAAACCAATGCCCCAAATAAGTTCATGGGAAGCGGTATGCTTCCCTGTGGTGCTTATGTCACCCTCGAACACGAATACATACTAATATTCAGAAAGGGCAAAAGGCGAAAGTTCAAGACCGAGGAGGAGAAGAAAATTCGAAGACAAAGCGCATTCTTCTGGGAAGAGAGAAATACGTGGTTCTCTGACACCTGGAATGTGAAGGGTGTAAAACAGAAGATGGCTGACGGAAAATCTCGAACAAGAAGCGCAGCCTTTCCTTACGAAATACCTTACCGTCTTATCAACATGTATTCGTGCAAGGGAGACACGGTGCTCGACCCATTCCTTGGTCTTGGAACGACAATGCAAGCCGCATTAGACAGTGGTAGAAACTTTGTTGGTTATGAGATAGACAAAACATTGGAAGAATACCATGGAAGTCTGTCTGCAGCGCAGATCGCATGTTCCCCAACTATAGCATCGTCTCGTATTTTGCAGCATAACCGATTTGTTGCAGATAGAGAAATTAACGGAAAGGTCTTAAAGTATTTTAATAAGTATCTTGGCTGCAAAGTTATGACAAAGCAAGAGCAAGACATAAAATTATAAATCTTAAAAGTAAGTTCAAAATGATTGAGAGTAAAATCAATTAGTGTATGGAAAGACAAATAACAATTAGCATAGAAGAGTATAATAAGCTCATTGATATGCACACAAGAAGAGAGGAACTTCCCAAAAAGATAGAAGTAAAGAAGTTTACCTCAAAGTGGTGGAGATGGATCAAACATGCATCATATTCACTCTTTCATTATAACAAGAATGTGGAGCAACAAAAGCTCATCAAGTATTGCATCAATGAAATGTCAAGAGTAATACTCGCTAATCTGTATGGTTATTGGCGAGGCGATTTATCTGATTATCTCAAAAATAGAGACAATTTAGAGTATTTTATGAGAAGTTACAAAGATAGTGCCTATCATAACATAATGGAATGGTTAGATAAAAAGAAGTAGTAGCATATACCCCGACTATTTATTAATACTGAATTTTTATCATTAAGTTTAAGTGATATGGTTGCAATTAAAGTATCTTCCGAGAACATCCAAGAATTATGGAAATGCCCGGACGTTTCAGAGTTAGTTAAAACTGTCAGTGGAGACTGCACAAAGCAGACGCTGATAGTTAGGTTGAGAAATCGAGAGTTCTATGTTCCCGACGGATTCTATCTCGTAAAAGATGAGAATGGTCGTTGGAGCACACTCAGCCCATCGCTGTATGAGTTGATAAAAGATAAAGTTCATGGCGAGAAGTGAGGAGGAAATCCGGGAATATCATAGAAGGTATTACCAGGAACATAAGGAACATTTATTGGCAAGAATGGAAGTTTATCGTAAAGAGAATGCTGAAAGAATTGCCGCAAACAGAAGATATAACAGAAAGAGAAAGAAAGCCTTGGGCGGCTTAATGAACCCAAATATAAAATTATGAGCAGAGGAAAACATTTTAGTGCAGAAGAGATTGAGTTCATCAAGGTTAATGCTTTGGTGATGACAACAACAGAGATTGCGAAGAAGCTCAATCGTAATTATTGGGCTATACATCGAAAGATGCAGGAACTCGGAATTAGTAAGAGCCACACATTTACAGCAAATGAGGACTTTATTATCAGACAGATGTATGGCAAGTTTCCAGCAAAGGCTATTGCGACAAAGATCGGTGTAGACGAAAATGCGATTTACAATCGTTGCAAGAAACTTAAGTTAACGAAAGGAGGTACGAAATGATAGTTATTGTTACTGCAATGGATAAGGAATATAACCTTATCAGAGAATGGCTTGCAAAGGCGAATGTAAAAAATACAGCATTACTCAAAACAGGTGTAGGAAAGGTGAATGCCGCAAGCGGCTTAAGCGACTTTCTATCTTCTTTTACAAGTGACGTTGTTACGAGAGTTATTTCAGTAGGATGCGCTGGTGCTGCAGTCGCAGGATTGAAACCTGGTAATATCGTAATCGGTAATTCATACTGCTATCATGATGTATATTGTGGTGAACCGAATGCTAACGGTCAAATTCAAGGTATGCCAGCGGTCTTCCCTTCAGATTTCTCCTGGATTGATATGGACGAAAGATTCAGATTAGGAACTATAGCAACCGGAGATAAGTTTGTTACTACGAGAGAGCAAGTGTTAGCGATTAAGGATTTTCTTCCTAATTCGTATAACGTATGCGCCATTGATATGGAGTCTGCCGCCCTTGCTCAAGTATGCTACAAGAAAGGGATTGGTTTTACTTCCATTCGAGTTATTAGCGATAATCCTCTGGAACCAAGCCAAATCGAGCAATATGCAGGATTTTGGGACAATTTAGCAGAAAAAGCGTTTAATGTTGTATGTAAGTTGTTAGAGAAATGATACCGAGTTTCAAAGTTGATCATACGAAACTAAAGCCAGGTCTTTATGTTTCAAGAGTAGACAAATTCGGGTTGGAAATAGTCACCACATTTGACGTCCGTGTATGTAAGCCAAACAGAGATATGATGTCTCCAGCGATTGCTCATACTATCGAGCACTTGATGGCTGATTATATGCGCAACAAGAGTTCACTGAAAGATTATGTCTTATATTTCGGGCCTATGGGATGCTTGACTGGTTTCTATCTCATTCTTAGAGGCGTTTGGACTTCTGCGATAATAAAGGATAGTATAGCAGTCGCCTTTAAAGAATGTTCTGTTTCAAAAGTAATTCCAGGAGCTTCAGAAAAAGAGTGTGGTAACTATAGATTAAACGATTTAAAAGGGGCCACATTATTATGTAAAAAGTTTGCTTCATATCTTTCGAGTGTCGGAGAAGACGAACTTGCTTATCCTATGTAATATTTATATGTAGCCATAAAGTATTTAATCATTAAGTATATTTTCTTATAATATATTTGGTGATTAAATACTTTTTATTTAATTTTGCGGCATTACTTACTATCGCTTCGTACTGGGATATTTTCTTGAATTTATTGTTCAATTAAATATTTAGTTAGAATGAAAAAAAAAACGAAGCAAGTTTTAGTTATTCTGAAACCCAAATCAAAGGCGTTGGGGTTCAGTAGAGAGGAGTTAGAGGGTATTGCTGCCGATGTTGCCAATAACTTAGAACTCGATGAAGAAGCCTCAGACGAGGATGTAAACGCAGAGATTGAAAAGCAGGTTAATGCGGTTCTTCCTTATCTTAAAATTGCGCAAAAGACAGCGCAGCGTACTATCCAGAGTTTCAAGGATAGTAAAGACTTGGATGACGACGAGGTCGATGATCCTGACGATGACCCTGCCGGCAACAAGAAACCAATCCGCAAACAGAAGAAAGAAAAAGAGGAAGAGCAGGTTCCAGCATGGGCACAGGCACTCATTACTCAGAACAAAGCCTTGCAGACCGAAATTCTCGGTTTGAAGTCAGAGCGTGAGAGTGATGGCCGCCGTTCTAAGCTGAAGGCACTCCTTAAGGACAAAGGTACGTTCGGAAAGACCGTCTTGAAGAATTTCGACAAGATGAAGTTTGAGAACGAATCTGAGTTCGACGATTTCTATGATGGTGTTGTGGAGGACTTGGCAGCTATCGATCAAGAGCGCGCTAACGAAGGTCTCGGAAAACTTGGTGCTCCTGCGGCTCAGAGAAAGCCTAAGGAAGAAGAGGTTGAGGTTATCAAGGAAAATGAGATTGATGAGCTTGCCGAAACTATGTAATCTTTAAATCCTAAAAGTTATGTATGGTGTAAGCGAAACAAAAACGTTTGATTCAGGCAAAGAGTCTGTAATCATCAGAAATTATGTGAATGGCATCATGGGTGGTGTCATTCTCGACATGACAGGGTTTACTGGAGAGTTTATCCAGTGCGGACACATTATCATTCGTGATACCAAGTCTGGCGAATACAAGCCAATGCCGGTAACAGGTGATGCCTATGCGGCTCTTCCTGAAAACCACGAGTATGTAGGTGTCTGCATGACAACTGCTCCTGTAGATACCCCTCATGTAGGTGTTATGACGGCAGGTGAGGCTAATGATAAGGCTGTCCCTTATCCTGTCGATACAATCAAGGCAGCTTTGAAAACAGCCGTTCCTACTCTTCAGTGGGGACACGACGTAATCGGTTAAGGAGGTGATTTATGCAACAGAAATCTTTATTTCTTAAGTATATCTTGAGTTTCTTCCCAATCTTGAAGACCTTGATTGAGAAGATTAACGGTAAGCGCAAGAACGAGATGACGTATCTCCACAAGGATACGTCCATTCTCCGCCGTGTTTATTCTACCGACAACAAATGGGAAGCCGACACAGTTGATACCTCTTACGTAGCTGCTGACTACGTGGCAGTGGATTCTCCGGTTCCTTTGAAGTCTCGTGACAAGATTTCAACCGCTAACGGCAAACTTCCAAAGGTTGGTATGAAGAAATTCTTGAAGGAGTCAGAAATCCTGAATCTCCGACTTATGGAGTCACAGGGCGGTCAGACAGCAGAGATTCGCCGTAAGCTGGCGCAGGACCCGGTAGCTTGCAATGTCGGTGTTGACGAGCGTAATGAGTATGCTCTTCTGTACGGTCTTTCTAACGGCTACGTGGCTGTCCGTGACGACGATAATCCAAATGAACTGCTTCGTATTCAGTATCGGTACTTGCCAAAAAATCAGCTCGGCATCAACAACGTTGATACTGGTATTACCGTTGCAGACTTGAAGGAATGTATCGAGCAAGCATCGAATGATGGCAACACCATCTTGATCTTCTGGATTGGAAAGGCTAAGTTTGACGAATTGAAGAAGGCACAGGACGCTCGCGAGCTTGTTGCCAACTACAAGGGTCAGACTTATGACTCCAACACAAAGCTGCCGGTTCCTACTTCCAGCGTATTCCAGGAGGCATTCTTGGACGAGACCGGTGTATCATTCCGCATCATCAACCGTACTGTCCGCTTGGAGCATGATGGCGTGAAGAAGAGTGTTAAGCCTTGGAACAACAATATGATTATCGGTGTCTGCTCACAGATGATTGGTGCCCTCGTTTACGGTCAGGTAGCAGAGGCAACAAACAGAGTTGCAGGTGTAACCTATCAGCAGATTGATTACAAGCTTATCTCTCAGTATTCAACAACTGATCCATTGCGCGAGACAACAGCGGTACAGGCATACTGCTTACCTGTTATCGAGGATGTTGACACAATCTATCAGATTAACACCAAGCTTGCAGACCCACCCGTATCTGTTGATACCGAGAAGGAATCAACAGATACAGATGATACTAAGGTAACAATCTCTGATGTGACCTACAAGAAGCCGGAGGCTATCACAACCCTCAATGCCCTTGGTGCCACGCTTTCAAGTGACGCAAGCGACAAAGAGGTAATTGACGCCTATAACGAACTTCCTCCAACAAAGAAGAAGGAGTTCAAGGAGAAGGCAGCTAAAGCTGAGTAACAATGAAGACAATCGGACAAGCATTGGTGGATGAAATTCACATACCAATTCCTTATGGATTCGTCGAAAACGCTTGTATCAAGCGCGAATTGGGTTTCGAGGACGAGTTTGATAGCGCTGTCGCTAAAAGCGATGCGTATAAGGGAGCGCTTGCCGATTGTCTGCTTTCTCTCATACAAGCCGTAAGTTTCTCTGAGTCGGATAAATCCATTGGTTCTCTCTCAGAAGACCAACGAAAGGCTATATTAGTTCAAGTCAATCGTTTATACAACTCTATCGGTGAGGAAGAAGTAACACTTACTCCAAAGCCGACAGTTTACATTAATTGCTGATGAGTCTATTGAGTTTTCATGCCTCAAAGCTATACCGGCAGCAGAAGGTAGCTGGCTATACAGATGAAGATGGAAATTATCACCAGGGTAAGACCGAGTGGAAGTTCTGCTGCACTTGTGATGTAGTTCCTGCTGGCGAGGCTAACAAAGTAGTTACAACAGATGGGTCTATAGATTATTACTCTTACGAAGTGTATAATTTACCCGTAGCGATAGAAAAGTTCTCTTATGGGGATTTTATCAAGCTTGATATTTTAGGGGCCGAGGAGGCGATTTTAAAGGTCAAGGGATTTCATCGCTATCAACTCCAGTGCAAGATATGGGCATAAGAATGACAACCAGCGCATCTACTCTAAATGCCTTCCTACAAAGAGCCGCAAGGAAGATACACGAGAATGTGCTTAAAGCATTGAGCAAACTCGGAGACGAATCCGTGGTTAGAATCCGTAACAGGTCTGCCAAGGAAAGCTGGATAGACCATACGGGAAACCTCAGAAGTTCCATTGGATTTGCTGTTTATGAGCAGGGAAGTAAATATATGGAATCAGCCTTTTCGCAGGTTCTCAGTGGCACAGACGGCTCTGCAAAGGGCAAGAAGATGATCAATGACCTTGCAAAGGAATATTCCAGAGTTTATGCTTTGGTTGTCGTTGCCGGAATGGAGTACGCAGGAGATGTGGAAGCCTTGGAAAGCAAGGACGTACTCGCTTCAACGAAGATATGGGCCACGTCCATAGTCGAGCAGCGTGTGAAGACAGCAATAGACTCAGCAGTTAATGAAATAAATAGATGGAAGATATGAAGTCAGACGGAGCAATTAAGACCGACGTTTACAGGTACATCAAAGCCAGCGGTTTCATGAACAATGTTAACGGCAAGCTGTCTAAAACGTTGAGACCACATAATTCTCGAGAAGAAGATGTTGTTATCTCCATCTTGGCCAATGAGGGAACGCAGCTTCAAACGGCAATTGTAAATGTAAATATATATATACAAGACAATGATGTAGATGGGCAGTTTGAAGAGAACTGTATCAGAGTAGAAGAAATCTGCAAGTTGTCTTGGAATCTCTTGGAAACGTTCAGAACGAGCGAGTATGCAGCCCACGCTATTGAGCAGAGGGTATATGCAACAAGCACGGGAGAACATGTAATAAATAATCAAATCGAATATAAACTCATAAATGATTAAATTATGTCAGTAACATCATGGGGCAAATGTACTATCTACGTTCAAAAAGTAGGTAGCAAAAAGAACGAGTGGACTAAGCTCCCAACTCCAAAGGATGGCACAACGCAGGTAACACCTACGAAAGGTGACACAATGACCCAGGTCGAGGAAGGTGGCGGAATTGTTGATCGCAAGACCAAGAAGTCAACATATGAGGCAGCATACCAGCTCTTCATCAAGAAGAACCAGTCGCAGCCGTTCAAGACCATCGATGGTATCGTAGAAGGTAACTATCGCTTGGCTATTCAGCCTGAAGATGCCGAACTTCCAGGCGTTTACATGGGTAATACCACAATCGGTGCAGAAGAGGCCTATACAACTGAGAGCGGTGCTCTTATCACCTACACTCACGCAGCTCTCATTCCTGAGGGTGACGTGGTGGCTAAGACTACCAACGCGAAGAGTGAAGACGTCTATTGCGCTTACCGTTGGCGTGTTATCACTGCTACAAAGGGAACAGGTGAAAAGTACGCCTTGACCTTCAAGAAGCCGCAGGACGGCGATACCGCTCCTGCTGAAATCACGGAAACCTACGCAGAGACATAGGCATATTCTAATATCCCTTCAGCCGACTGAGGGTTATCAGCCGGCAACCTACCCAAGTAGCTCAGGGGAAGAGCGAGACCAAATAGTCCGTCGCATAAAAATCCAGGGTCTTCAAAAGCTGGTTGAAAGTCGCAGGTTCGAGTCCTGCCTTGGGTGCCAACTATTTAAATTCGAGTGATATGGAAGAGTTAGGAATCATTATATCGAATACGCTCACAGATATGCCTATAGGCTTTGATACTGAGCATACTCACGTTAATATCTACCCTACTACACTGGGCATGATGTACCTAACGTCGCAGTTGGTAGATAGCTTGGAGATAGACAAAGAGTTACTTCAAGTCGATCCATTCTTGGAAGCATTGCGAGTTGCAAACACCAAAAGGGAGACATGCTGCAGATTGATTGCATATCACTCACTCAATACAAAGAACGAAATACTAGATTCCAGATGTGTAAGCAAGCAGGCGGAGCTAATCTTCAAAGAATGCTCCAACGAGGATATAGCCACTCTCCTCATAATCATCCTTAAGGCTAACTCATACCAGACAATAGCCAAAGAGACTGGAATGGAAGAAGAAGCGAAGCGTATGGCAAAAGTCAATGCAGCAAAGAAGTCAGAGAATAGCTTTATCTTCGGAGGCAAGACAATATGGGGAACATTAATAGATGCCGCTTGCGAAAGATACGGATGGACTTTCGATTACGTGGTATGGGGAATATCATATAACAACCTGACACTCATGCTGAAAGATAAGGTTACATCCATATATCTGTCTGATGAGGAGAGGAAGAAAGCACATATACCGGCAGCAGGGGAAGAGGTCATCGATGGCAACAACAAGGAGGCTGTCATGAAGGCAGTGAAAGAGTCAGAGGCAGAGATTTAACCGAACCCTACGCACGCACGCGAGGAGTTCCGTTTTAGAACATTCAAATTTGGTGTTTCATCGGGATTTCTTTATAACAAAGTATAAATTCAAGGAAAAATAGAACATTATGCCAAGCATAAAATTCGATACAATAGTCGAGACCTCTAAGGTAGTTTCTGGTTTTCGAGACATTCAGAACGCAGTTCATCAGACTGCCGAGAGGGTTGAGAAGGACGGAAAGTCCATTGACGATATAATCTCGAAAATACAAAACAGCATGAATATTGCCATTGGCGGTTGGAGCATTGGCAAGTTCGTCAATCAGATGATGCAGGTCCGCGGTCAGTTCCAGCAGACAGAAATGGCTTTCAAGACAATGCTGCAGTCTGAGGAGAAAGCTGATGCTCTTATGAAGCAGTTGATCCGCACGGCAGCCGTCACACCTTTCGGGATTGAAGACGTTACAGAGGGAGCCAAGCAGCTCCTTGCGTTCAACGTAGCAGCCGAGGATGTCAACAAGACGCTTATCGGATTGGGAGACGTTGCTGCAGGTATGGGCCTGAACCTTAAAGACCTCGTGATGCTTTATGGCACCACCATCGCCAAGGGCAAGATGGACACGATGGACTTGTATCAGTTCCTCAACCGAGGTATTCCTATCGCAGACGAGATAGCCAAGGTTATGGGGCTTGACGTTACCAATGCTATCAAGGAGGTCCAGAAGCAAATCAAGGCTGGCAAGGTAACCAGCGACGTTTTCATTCAGGCAATGCAGAATATGTCTGCAGAGGGTAGTAAGTTCGGTGGATTGATGGAAGCTCAGTCTAAGACCATTACCGGCCAGATAAGCAACATCAAGGACGCTATCGAGCAGATGTTCAACGAACTTGGTAAGTCTCAGGAGGGTGTCATCAATACCGGATTGGGAGTTGTTTCTACCCTCGTAGAGAATTGGAAGACTGTAGGAAAAGTTCTTATGACCGTTGTTGCTGCCTATGGAGCATACAAAGCTGCTGTTTTGGCAATGATTGCAATATCAAAGGCTCAAATAGCTTGGGAAAGTGCTAAAGCATTTATTTCTTTGGCACGTTCTATAACTTCCGCAAAGGATGCGATGGCGCTGTTCAACCTTGTTGCGTCATCTAATCCTTTGGGTCTTGTCTTGGGTGTAATTGCTGCTGGTGTTACCCTATTCGGATTATTCGGCGATAGTGCTGAAGATGCAGCAACCAAGACCTCCAAATTTACCGAGAGTGCAAATGAAGCATCAAGTAAGGTCGAGTCGTTAGTCTCCATTCTGAAGACTGCAAAGGAAGGCTCCAAGGTTTACAAGGACACCATCAAGGAGCTGTCAAGCATATATAGCAACTATGGTATTACCATTGACAGGATCAAAGAAGATGAGAGTAATCTCGTTAGTGTTAAGCAGCAGGAGATTGATAAGTCTAATGAGCTTATCGAGCAAATCAAGTTGGAGGCTACAGAGCGCAACAGAGCCAATGCAATCTCTAAGGCCAACGAAGACTATAACAACCGTGTTGATAGTGCTCAGCAAGCCCTTTTGGATAAGTTGAAGGATTATGGAACCTCCAGTAGTGGTATTGCGGTAGGTATACAGAACATCGTATCTGATTCGGTTATCAAGCAGTTTGATGAGTTGACACAGAAGATGTCTGGCTTGAATGAGCATTCCAAGGAGTATCAGACATATCTGAAACAATACAATCAGCTGGAAGCTTCTTTGATTTCAGAATCAGAAAATCTTGCTAATGCTTTTGGGTTTACAGGAGACAAGACAAGCGATGCCAGGAAGGCTTTGATAGGCTATCTCTATGAACTTCGAGCTGCAAAGAAACTGCATACCGAGGAGGCAGATAATATCAACAAGGCTGCAGATGCTACTGAAGATTTCGGTAATAAGGCTACCTCAACCAAGAACAGGATAAATGCTTTGCAGAAGCAGCTCCAGGGTGCCGGCGAGGATGTACACGTTCTCTACAACCGTGTCAAGGAGTTCATGCAGAACTATTCCGAGAACAACATCAACTTCCACGTCAACTTCGATGCCAAGATACCATCTTGGATGCAGAATATGAATATTCCGGAGCTAGGACGCTTAGGTAAGTACTTTTCCGCTTTGGCACGCGACCTTGCAAACAACAAGAAGTCTGGTGCGCTGGTCAATGGTAAATGGATGTCAACCAACGATATTGCCCAGCGAGGATGGGATTATACCAATGCAGCGAATACCAAGCAGACCAAGGCAGAAGACGATGCTAAGCAGAAGCGTCGCGAAAAGGAAGAGGCAGAAGCAAACGCAAAGAAGAACGCTGCCAAAGCCAAGAAAGCCGCCGCCGATGCCAAGAAGCAGGCAGAAGACCGGAAGAAGGCCCAGGAGGAACTGAACGAGGACTTGAAGCAGCTGCAGCAGGAAAACATCGACAATGATATATCTCAGATGCAGGAAGGCACGGAGAAGAAGATTGCTGAAATCAAGAACGACTATGCCAAGCGCAAAGCCGAGATTGACAAGCAGGAAGCCGAGTTCAAGAAGAAAAACAAGGAAGCTGGAAAGAAAGTAACCCTTACCTCTGCTCAGTCCGATGCCCTCAATAAGGCAAGAGACCTCGCTACCCAAGAGTATAACAAGAAGCTTGATGAGGTCAATAGGGAAGCCCTCACCTCTATGCGTGACTACTTGAAGGAGTATGGTTCTCTCTATCAGCAGAAGCAAGCCATTGCCGAGGAGTATGAAGAGAAGATTGCCAAGGCTCAGACGCAGGGCGAAAAGCTCACTCTTCAGCAGCAGAGAAAGAAGGACCTCCAGACCATCGAGATAAATGCTATCAGACAGAACATCGATTGGGGAAGCATCTTCGGAGACTTCGGTGCTATGTTCAAGGACCAACTGGAGCCAACAATAAAGAAGTTGCAAGAGCTCTCCAAGAGCACAACAGATGTTAATGAGCAGAAGACCATACAGGAACTTATCTCTAAGCTACAAGGCTCTGCCACCATCTGGAATAGTGACATCTTCAAGAAGGTTTCGGACGACATCAACTCCTATCAGTCAGCCATGCAGGGCTACATTGATGCACAGGAGCGAGAGATTGAAGCCACGAAAGCCGTCACCAAGGCGCAGGAAGACCTCGCCAAGGCTAAGAAGAGCGGTGACAAGACAAGTATCAGCAAGGCAGAAAGTAACCTCTCTATAGCTCAGGGCGCCCTTACTACCGCATCCAATGAAGTGTTGACATTCGGTTCCTCCGTACAGAAGGCAACCTCTGATTTGCAAACATCTGCGCAGAAGGCTGCCTCTCAGTTTCAACAGCTTGAAGAGGGATTGCAAGGTCTTACATCGGGTTCGCTCAAAGGAATTGGAAACTCAGTCCTTGGTCTTGATAAGCTTTTCGGTGGTACTATGCAGAAGGACGTTGCCAACACGCTTGCAAAGGGCATACAAGGATTACTCGGCAAGGATAGCGATGCAGCAAAGACTTTGACCAAAGCTTTAGGTGATAGCGGTTTGGCAGGCGAAATAATCTCCGCTATTCTTGGCATCCTCGATATACTGAAAGATGGCTTCGGCACACTTATAAGCAATCTCATCGATACCGTATTGGGTGCTGTAACAGGTATTCTCGATGATGTTTTGTCGGGTGACCTTATTATGAAGCCATTGAAGAGTATTGGAAAGAACACTTACCATCTTTTGAATACATTATCGTTCGGAGGTTTCAATAGCTTGTTTGGAGGTAACGGCAAAAAGGTACAAAGCGCTATCGATAATCTAACGTCCTCGAATGAGCGATTACAGAAGTCCATAGATAAGCTGAAGGACACAATGGCAGGAACGTATGGCAAGGAGTCCACCAACGCTTACAAGGAAGCTATCAGACAGCAACAGACCTATAACAGCAATGTTATGGAGATTGCGAAGCAACAGATGAGTTATTGGGGCAGTCATAAATCTTGGAATCATTACTGGAGTGGATTTAACGATGAGCAGATGAAGTTGATAAGGGAAAACGTAAAGAGCGACTTCAATGGCGATTTAACCTCCCTTACTCCAGAAGAGATGAAGAAACTGCTTTCCTATCAAGAGCTGGTTGATAAGATCAGAGGAACAGGTAAGCACTACAAGGGACGTTCTGCTTACGGAGAGGCGGTTCTTGACAAACTTGAAGATTATGCCGACCTTGCAGGTAATCTTGATGAACTGTCCGAGCAATGGCGCGAGTCTATTACTCAGATTTCCTTTGAAGGAATGAGGGATAACTTCATCAGCAACCTCATGGATATGAAGAAAGACTACAAAGACTTCGCGGACGATTTTGCCGAAGATGTTCAGAAATCTCTCCTTTCCTACGATATGGAAGACCTCATTAATGGTAAATTAAAGAAGCTATATGAGGATTGGGCCCAGGCTGTAGATGATGCGAATGGAGACCCTTCTAAATTCGATATAGAGGAGTTTCAAAAGCGCTATGATGAGATTGTCAAGGAAGGAATAAAGAGGCGTGATGAGTGGGCGAAGGTAACAGGCTATACAGGTTCTTCATCCTCATCACAGACCGCAACAAGCGGAGGATGGGCATCTATGGGGCAAGATACCGGAGACGAGCTGAATGGTCGCTTCACGGCTCTACAGATTGCAGGAGAGTCCATAGCTCAGAACATGACTACCACCATATCACAGATGGAGAGCATCGTTACACTCGGAATCTCAACCAATGGCGCAGTATTAGAGATTAGAAACATGATGATCATGACAAACAGCTACCTCGAAGACATCGTGAAGTATTCAAAGCTCACCTATAATGACTTCGGAACAAAGCTGGATGACATGATCAGAAGATTAAAGGATATTTGACCTCTATAGGCTTTTCGCTTGTCAACCCTTACAACTATACCAAACAATAGCAAAAGCGGCTCACAGCGAAGCCTATGAGGTTATTTAATGATTAAATAGTTATGCTTAATGGTCAACTTTATATAAATGGTAATGATGCCTACCTTACATGGGGCATAATCTTAGATGAAACCGCCCTAAGTGCGCTCATGACCCCTGCACCAAACAAGGAGTTCATCAGTAACAAGTATCGCTCAAAGGACGGCAAGTCGGTTATCAAGCACAATCCAAGACTGGATGAGAGGGAGATAACGCTGGCATTCAATATGACCGCCAAAGACTCAGATACGTTTATGACGAACTATGCCAGGTTCTGCGAGGATGTTCTTGCCAAGGGAGAGTTAGTTATCCGCACCCGATTTCAGCCTAATGTGTGGTATCGGTGCATCTATCTCTCCTGCACACAGTTCAGTCAGTTCATTCGGGAAATGGCAAAGTTCAGCCTAAAGCTCAACGAGCCAGACCCAAGTGACAGAAGTGAAACAAGTAAATATATACAAGCTAATGATTCAGATTAAGAGAAACAACAAGGTATTCTTCACATTAGAGGACTTCGGTGAGGGTTCTAAGCTGTCATATCAGCTTATGGACCACCACTACATCATCTTGAAGTTCACTACGGCTACCCCTATCTATTTCGAGATTGGGGACTCCGTAGAGATTCCCGACTTTGGCTACTTTGAACTTACATCGTCATACTTCCCTAAGCACAACGATAGTGATGGCTACGACTACGAAATGCAGATGGATGCCTACTATATGTCTTGGAAGAATAAGATTTGCAAGTATCGCCCTCAGCACGGAGCCAACGAGACCTCCTTCAAGCTCACCACAACGGTAGGCGTACACATGAACGTTATACTCGGCAACCTAAAGGCGCTAGGTCTTACGTACAATGGCAAGGAGTTCTCTGCTGACTACACTACATACAACAACAAAGCTTTCGATGTTCAGAAGAGATTCTTGATAGAGTACGGTTCAATCAGTATTCTTGATGCGCTCAACTCCATCTGTTCCGAAGATGCGCTCAACTGCGAGTGGTGGATAGATGGCTCTATTATATACCTTGGATATTGCGAAATGGAAGGGCAGACAACATTCGAACAGGATGCTAATGTTCTGTCTATGTCCTATTCGGAATCTAAGTCAACTTATATTACGAGACTGTACGCATTCGGCTCAGATAGGAATATCCCGAAAGGGTATTTCACTGGTGCCGATGCGGACGTCACCACCGATGGCGTAGCTACCGATTACCTCATGCTCCCTAACAAGGAAGTTGATAGTGACGGTTTCTACGCCAAGGATGGCTACATAGAGAACGTGAATGTTGTGAAGAATGATAAGCAGGCTATCGAAGGTGTCGTGATGTTTGAGGACGAATATCCAAAGGTAGAAAGTGCAGTCAGCAGTATCAAGACCTATGATAGCACCGTTGATAACGAAGATGGAACGAAGACTACACAGACATTTTGGCAGGTCACTTCTACAGACTCTTTCACTAAAAGCTTCAAGGAGAGTTGGATAAAGAGTAACCTTACTTTAGGCATCAAGTTCACTAGCGGTGCTCTCATGGGTATGGTGTTCGATGTTAGTTTCAAAGTCATTGACAAGGTTAACTACTTTGAGATTGTTGCTAATGACACTTACGGAAGAACTCTCCCCGATGGTGTCATGTGTCCGAAGGTTGGTGATAAGTACTTTCTGTTCAACTGGGATGCAACCAAGATTACAGATACGGACCTCATCCCTACCGCTCAGTTATCTCTGTTCGATAGAGCGAAGCAGTACTATCAGAAGACTATGATCAGTAACGCAAACTTCACATGCACGATGGATGGCGATAAGTTCTATAATAATGGGACATACGATTATCATCCTCTCGGTGAACAAGTAAAGCTGATTAATGATATGTTTGCGCAGGTTGATGCTAAAGGCAAGCACTACCGAAACTCTCGTATCATCGGCATGGAGATACCTTTGGATATACCTTATGACCATCCCCAATACATAGTTGGTGAAAAAGCAGCAACAAGTCGATTAGGGAAGCTGGAAGATAAGGTTGACTCTATCACGGTAAACGGCATTCAGATAAGTGGTGGCAATGGTGGTGGTGGCGTCTATGTAATAGGCATGAACGACTCAACACCTCCTACAGACAGTAATGTTCTATCAGCAAGAAAGACTATCCTTAGTTTCTTGTCAAAGCTACACAACGACACCGCACAAGGCGTGATTACTTTCATCAAAGGACTGGTGAGCGAGGCTTTGGTGAAGCTGAACAGAGGTGCTTACTTTGGTAAAGGCGGTGCGCTGATAGACGAGGCAGGACGGGCCATCTTGGAGTCGTTGCAGTCCATCGACTACGACAACGAAGCTGAGCAGGGTTTCGCAGTCAAGAAAGAAAACGAAAAATATCACGCCTTCGTTACCAATCTTACCATTTGGGGAAAGGCTATCTTTAATCAACTGGAGGTAAGAAAACTGTCGTATGCTGGCGGTAATGTGTATCTATCTGGCTCAGGAAGCAAGATAGTGAAGGTTGTGCCTGTAATATGGGAAAGCGAAAGTAGTGAATGGATAGAGACTGTAGATAAATGTGAAGGCTGGCTCTGTTATCTTCTTGCTGACGACGGCACTATGGCTACGCAGAACCTGTGGAAAGAGGGCGACCAAGTGAGGTGTCAGACTATTGGCGAAATTGTGGCTGGTGGAGCATATAGTGATACAAGCAACAAGAGCTACTGGCGAACAATCCCTACAAACGGCGTATCACAAAGGAACGAGAAGATATATGACGGATATGGCAACGAGCTGTATGGAGGACAGATGTTCTCATGGATAGTAATCGGCAAGCACTCTTTGTCGTTGGACTCAATGACTGAGGAGCTTGCAACGGCAGAGATAGGTGGTATTCCTGAAGCAGGAGACACTATTGTGCTTGATGGTTCAAGGAGTGACACGACAAGGCAAGGTGTGCTGATACTGGAGAGTACTGGCGATAATACACCTCGCATCGTAGGTTTCAAGGGTGTGGACAGATATACACACGAGGGCAAGGAGGTATTCGTGCTTTCGCCTGACAAGATAAGGCTTAATAGCGGTATCTTTGAGTGGGTATCTTCGACTGGGGATGCTATGCACATGGTGAACTACAGAGGCGAGTGGAAGGCAGGAAGCTATGCCTACTACGACCAAGTAAATCATAACAACGCCCTGTGGACCTGTATTAACGAGAGTGGTACAAGCCAAGAGCCTTCGGACGCAAGCAGCGACTGGCAGAAGGTGCTGTCGGGAGAGAAAGGCGACAAAGGTGACAAAGGCGAAAAGGGAGATAGAGGTGACGAAGGACCACAAGGACCTAAAGGAGAAACAGGTGCGCAGGGCGAAACGGGTGCACAAGGACCGCAGGGCGAGAAAGGAGAACAAGGTACTCCTGGTGTGAACGGAAATGACGGAGTGAGCATACTTCTCGTACAGCCCATCGTGCTCGACACTAACGATGACGGCATCGTGTCGGACACCACGGCAGAAGGACGAGTAAAGGTGATGAGAGGTGGCGAGAATGTTACTAACGAGTGCTCAGACGTGAGGGTAAGCTATATGCTGAACTGTACGGCTGCGGCAAGCTTGGCTACAGGATACATAAAGGTGAAGCTCAATTCTGTGAACACTACCACTCTGGCGAGCGGAGACAAAGTGTCGGTGAGCGAGGGATTTATCACAATCGCATTCTCTCTCGGAGGGAAGAACTACAGTACACAGGTTCCTTTCTCGGTGAACGTGTCGAAGTATATGGGTAGTGTAAAGGCTACGGCAAAGCAGTATCAGTCGAAGTTTGAGGCATTGGAGAACGACCTGAAAGGAAGTAATCCTACCGTACTCAACGCCTACACATCTACTATCAAGCAGACGGCCAAGGAGATTACTCTCAGTGTGACTCAGAGCCAGCAAGGACGGCATAACCTCCTGCGAGATACATCATTGACAAGGAAGGGTGATATAAAATATTCGGACGGCCTCTTCCAGCCTACGATAACACAGGGTGTGAACGGCCATAATGCCATCCGCTTCTCGGTGACGGGTAACGGAACACCTCAGTACAAGGGTCTGTTCTGGGGACAAGGCATCAACGGCATCGCTGTGAAGAAGAACACCGACTACACATTCTCGGCATGGATAAAGTGCGACACGAAGGATTTACAGGTTCGTTCGGAGGTGTTCAAGATGGCTGCGCTGAATGGCGATAGAGGGGACAGAATTACTGCCACCTCGGGTAACACGTATTGGCTGACGAAGGAGAACGAGGTGAACCAGTGGAGACAGGTGAACTACACCTTCAACTCTGGTGACGCAGAGTTTATCGAGGTGAATATCTTTGTCTACAATGGCATAACCGTGGACGGAACCTTTGGTTATACTGCCTCGGGCAACGGATGGATATGTATGCCAATGCTTGAGGAGGGGAGCGAGTACACAGGCTGGACTCCTGCGGAAACGGACTACGACTACCTTGGCGGCAATATGCTCGATGATACGAGGACGCTTGTTGCGAGCGGACAGTTGAGCAACCTTTATACGGCCAACGAGGTGGCACAGGATACCTACGAGGGTGCGTATGCTGTAGTTCACGGAAAGGCAGACAGCAGTAACAATAATGTGTGTGACTTCCTGAGATTCAACGGAGAGAACGGAAGGATTCTTAACTTCGAGCTGAGGAAGAATTATGTATTCTCGTTCCTTGCGAAGGGAAGCGGAACTCTGAGAGCACACCTGTACAAGGACAGCGTTCACGTGAATATCTACGCAGAGAACAGCCAGGGAAAGGTGACGGAGAATGTGGCGTACGGAGCATCGAACTTCACTCTGACGAGCGAATGGAAACGATACTGGGTACACTGGCGTATAGACCCTTATACGGGCAATGGCGACACGGTGCTTCCTCAGAGTGTCATGCTGCGAGCTGTTGACGGCTGTGAGGCTTGGGTGGCTAAGCCGAAGTTGGAGGAAGGTGCGCTAATGACGGAGTACACAGAGAAAAAGACCGACCTCATAGATAAGTCGACAGCCAAGGCCGCAGGACTGGAAATCACGGCAGATGGTGTGGAGCTGTATGGCGAAAAGGTGAAGGTGAAGAACAACGGCAAGACGGCCGCTATGTTCGCCGACGGAAAGCTCAATGCAGACTTGATAGAGGCAAAGCACTTGTGGGCAAAGAGCGAGGACGGAACTACGAAGGTTGGCTACTTCGGTAATTACGATATAGAAGAATCGAAAGGCGATGATGGTAATCAGTACCCTCTCTGGGTGGGTTCATCAACGGCTTCGGACGCTCCGTTCAAGGTGTCTAATAAAGGATATATGTATGCCAAGAGCGGAAAGGTTGCAGGTTTCGACATAATAGGCAATTATCTTCGTGCGTCTAACAAGACGGAATATTCGGAAGAAACCCGCTTCCTCAGCATGTACGAGGACGGAATACTCTTTAGCGAAAAGGTAAAAGGCTATTATAGAAGCGCCATGATTGGTACAACAGCTAATTCGGCGACAGTTACGCACAGGATGATGGACATAAGAGATGAGACCAATGACCCCAGAGACACTTCGGGTAAGATTGGCGCATATATTGGCATTAAGAATAGTCAAAGCGGTTTTTCTTACCTGTATGGTATGTACGTGAACGTGGAGCACGAAACCAACAAGTTTGCTGTGTATGCTGAATCTGGACGCATCGTGACTAATGACTGGATGGCTGGGTTGAGATACAGTGTTCTGAATATTGACAAAGCCAACACGATTTATAACGGTTATTTGAATTTGTATGAAAACAATGTGTGGTTCATTAAGTGTACAGCAAGCGATTCATACGTTCTTCTGCCAACTTTGAAAGTCCTTAAAGGAGCAATAGGAGAGAAGCCTGGACTCCCTTCTGTATTCCGTTTTAAACTAACTATCATCATGCACGTTGAGACGACAGAAGGTGTAGCAATAGTAGGGCGGCGGAATATAGGAAGCAACACCTCTTACAATACAAAAGAATACCCTTTGCTGCTTAACTATGATGGCAACTCAGATTTTTGGTGGTTTGCAAGAGGTGACTCTACTGAGATTATGTTGTATTATGACGGAACAGATTATTACGCACAGCTATTAACGCTGAATAGATAATTAAATACATATAGCTATATGAAGAAAATCGTTAAAGGAAATGACTTCACGCTGAAGATACCAGTGATGAAGATGGTGGAGGGGCAAGCAAAGGCTTTCCCTCTGCCAGCCTGTACGGACGTGGTGGTACAGGTGTGCAATCAGTTCAAGCGCATCCCTCTTGCGTTTGATATTGATATAAAGGAGGATAATGTACTCCTTGCGAGAGTAGAGGGTGACAAGATGAGCCTCGGCACGTATGCTATCGAGGTGAAGGGTAAGATATTCGGCAACGACTGGCGAAGCAACGAATATCCTCAATTCGCTATTGTAGCCAACAATGCCGATGCCGACACTGAGTTTGGTGAGACTGATGAGGGAGACAACAGCGTAGAGATGGATACCGCTATGGTTATCCTGCCTCCGAGCGTGGAATTGTCAGACCTTATTTCAGACACAAATGAGGCGTTAGGAAAGGTTGATGGTGCGGTAAACAAGACGGAGGAAGCCGTAAAAAAAGCCAACGATGCCGTAAGTCAGGTAAACGGAGCTCTGAAAAAAGTTCAAAACGTAGATATTGATGTTGACGGCACAAACTTGAATATTACTCGTCCGAGTGGTGAGAAAAAGGAATTTGACCTCATGCAACTCAAAGGTGACAAGGGAGAGCGTGGTGAGCAAGGTATGAAGGGTGATACTGGAGCGCAGGGAGAACAAGGTCCTCAAGGACAAAAGGGCGACCCATTCACTTACGATGACTTTACAGAAGCAGAAATCAAGGAGTTGCAGAAGCCAGCTACCGAGGCTGCTACCAAGGCACAGGAGATATTTAAAAAGGCAGAGACGGCCACGACAGGAGCAGAGACCTGTAATGTAACCATGAAAGGCTCTACCATCTCTGTGACAAACAGGCACGGAGAAACTAAATCGGTAGATGTTATCAATACTGATGAGGAGGTGACTGTAGCTATCGCATCTTCGGTTGACTCTATCAAGGTGGCTGGTATCAAGATTAATGTATTCCTCAACAACGGCAAAACACCACAGACCTATACTACCAACGCAGAGGGTAAAGTTACATTCACCATCGACCGAGGTAACTACTATCAGGTAGTGTTACCCGAATACGGCAATGCTCAGCCTATTGCTCCCGT